AACCTCAAAGACCTCCTGACTACCATGGACGCAGCCACGGCCCGCAAAATGGCCCACCCAGAAATGGTTTCTATTATCGAGAACCTTGACTAAGTTTATAGCCCTGGTTTTACCCACGTCATCTCCCATGCAATTGGAAGAGATGGTACACGACAAGTCACACCCCTTGGTGAACATCAAGGCCATGTTGCTAAACGGTGACGTGCCCGATTTACTCCTTGTTGGGCCCCCTGGAACAGGGAAAACTACCACGGCACACGCACTGGCCAAAGACCTAAACGCCGACCTCCATGAGTTCAACGCCTCAGACGAGCGTGGTATAGATTTCATACGTACACGCGTGAAACAGGTAGCCACACAAAGGGGCTATGCAGACTGTACTGTCATCCTACTCGATGAGGCAGATGGCCTCACCAGACAAGCACAGGACGCACTACGACGCACCATAGAGACTGGGCACGCCTTGTTCATACTAACAGCAAACGAGGAAGCGAGTATCATCCCTGCTATTCGGTCTCGTTGTCACACTCTCAAGTTCAGACCATACAACCCAGCAGAAGTGGCGATGTTTGTGACCACACATCCCTCCATGCTGAAGGGCCTCCCTTACGATGTCAGTGAGGGGTTGTGTACGCCCATTGCATCAGCCTACCATGGAGACCTCAGGAAGATAGGTATGGCCGTCGAGGCTGCGAAAGACTTCAAGGAACTCCAAGTCATGGCTGGGGAACACTCGAAGTCCTACTCAGAACCGGCATTGTCACTCATCGGGGGAGATTGGGAGGCGCTCAGGAGAGAGTTAATGGCCCTAGAAAGCACCTCAAATCTCGCTATACTAAACAGGTTGCACGACAAAGTGCGACAACTTGATATGGAACCTACCCGGTTCCATCACTATTCCCGCATCTGGGGAGATGCCGTGTTGGCCGCACACCAGTGGCCCCTCAACCGAGAGGGGTTCATAGACTGGTTTGTGGGGAGCCTGTCTTCCCTTTGGGGAAAGGAAGAAGAAAAATGAGTAATGGAAAAAAACTGCCAGAAGAAGTGAAAGAAAGATTGCATTGGTATGCCGAACAGCACAGCGTATCGGATGATGAAGCAGAGAAGCAGTTTCTTGAGTATATCGAGGAACATCTAGGTATCGTCAATCCGAACGAGGAGGACGAGGACTTTCTCGTCGATGCTTCAGAGACCTTTGTCGTAGAACGTAGAGTGATGCAGACCCCGGGTGGCAGCACCGTTGAAATGGTGGGTTGCTTCGTCGCTGTAGAGCCCAAGATACGGGACAAGCGTGAGAAGGTCAGAGAACAGGCACTCCAACAGTCTAGGGCAGACCTGAGCAAGGCTATCGACAACGGCGTGGTAGCACGTGCCTTCGTCGAGACTGGTGTCTGGATGCTTGAGAAAGCACATGGCATCGTGGCCTCCACACAAGAGAGGTTCATTGATGGCGAGGACCCTTGGTTCCTAGTGAGGGACAGTGGTATGACCCTGTGCCTACTACAGAACAACCCAGAGTGGGCCCGGCACGGGGAGCCAATCGCTCCCTCGATGTTTAGCAGGACCTACCGGTTCTATGGAAACACCCAAGACAGGTTCGGCGAAGAGATTAACCTCCTACGCATCGACGTTGGTGGTGGCTCTGAAGATGACGTGTCACACCCGGTTGAGATTGGCAAAGCCTGTAAGATAAAGGTCAGGCCACAACCAGCGACTGTCAGCCCTGGCTGGGAAGACTCCTACCGTGCTGTGAACAACTTTTTCGCGAACATCAACTACACAGATGACTTCGTCGACAAGGAAGACAGAGGCTATCTAAAGGGTGAGATACTGATGAGTGGAATGGACTGTTACGTGAGTGACCTGACGGAACTCATGGAGATATACCAGAATCAATCTGAGAAGATAGCAGGCTTCGATAACCCTATCGGTCCTCTCGTCTGTATCAAGGGAAAGGTAACGGACATCAACCAGACAGGCTATGAGACCGAATACGACCCTTGGGGTAAGGACTTCACCATGCGGGTGTCGTCCTTCCAACTCCAGAGGGAATACGCCAACGATATGTGGCGCCGAGAGGTCTCGGTACGAGTACACGGCTACCTAGGAGACGCCAACCACGCGTTCGACTACAAAGGGCGTGACGGATGGAAGCCATACGCACTCAAGACCACAGTCTTCATCTTCGGAAGGCTCGGCATTAGAGCGACCGATGATGGTGAAGTGCCGAACATCAAAGCAACAGGTATCTACGTACCCTCACGGCTGGCTATACCAGCAGGTGAGGGTGGCGATACTACTCTAAGCCAGTTTGGGGGTAGTGAGTGATGAGCGGTTTCAAGGCTCTCAAAGAGAAGGAAAAGGAAGAGTCCAAGGCTCTCGAAACTGCCCAGAAATGGAAGAAGGACCTCAAGAAGGACAACCAGTTACCTGAAGAAACCAGCCATACCAGTACGAGAAATCCGACAATCACAACAAAGCGTTCTGGCGAGGAATGGTTCGCTGAGGAAGTAGCGCCCATAACCGGCGAGTTCGGTGGTGTGGTAGGCGATGACGGCACTGGGAAGACGGCAATCATACTGGATAGCATCCCAAAGGGCTCATGCTGTCTCATCATCGACTTCGATGGTGGCGGTGCAGCACTCCGTGACGCCTTCTACACCGACCGGCGTGACGAGTTCAAATGCGTGAACCCCTGGGTGATGCAGGATGAAGCCAGAACGGCTTACGACTACCCCTCAACCCACGACAAGGTCATGGACATAGGCAGAAGGGCTCTTTCTTGGGCTAAGGACCAACTAGAGCCCGGATACGAAGGGAAGCGCCTAAACACGGTCCTAGTGACCGCTGTGGACCTATGGGACTCCGTCTCCATGGCCTGCATGTTCATCGAAGACCTCGGGACAGCCCCAGACGGCATTGGGGCCAAGATTAGCCCCCATGAGAAGGTGGGCATGAGGTTCAACTGGCAGATACGCAGCACCCGCTTCCACCAACTGACATCCCTATGTCGGGAACTCACCCGTCTTGGGGTCAATGTGTTCTACGAGACACACTGGAAGTACGAGCAGAAGGCAGACGGCTCCCTAACGGGCCAGAGGACGCCTAGATGGGAAAAGCAGATGGCAAACTACCTCTATACCATCATTGAGATGGACAAGAAACAGGTCCGTGACGATGATGGGCGTGCAACAGGGGAAACTCGCTATGAGGCGACCTTCTCCAAGGCCAAGACCCGGTCTGACCTTCTGGACAAGACCAGGCTGGTCATGACCACGCACACAGACAAGGCACTGAAGTGGCACGGTCTACCTGAACTCAGGGGGGCATGAAGTGACTTGTAAGCATTGTAATGACCTAGGTGTTCTAGTAAGGGTCGTTAATACCCTCCATGGTAAGGACTTCCGTGCAGATATGTGTGAGTGCGAAGAGGAAGCAATTTACCTCCAGCAGATGAACCGAAAAGACTATATATACGATGTACGCGAGACCGCGCCAAAATCGGCCAACTGCTCTAAGGAGGGGGGCGAATCGCCCGAGTGAAACTTGGGAAGGCTGCTCTCACATCGTTCTTGACAGGATTCGGACCAGGTGTGGGGGACCTACGACTCAAGGCAGGGCAGATGTCCCTGTCGGGGACTGTGGCTCTCCCCACGCACATGTTGCACAACAGGGTGAGTGCTAATGTCGAAGACTCTGGTGAGATAGTGATAGCAGACCTCCCTAAGGTCCTCGCGTTCACCAAGACCCTACCGAAGGACGCTCTGGTGACTCTATGGCAACCGAAGAATATTCCTCTGAGACTCATCTCAGGTAAGACCACACTGACACTACCAACTACAGATTACGTGCGCTCCCATAAGAGCGTGAAGAAGGCCATGGCTCTAGTGAGTGAGGCTGAGAGCAACCACTGGAAGTCATGGGCTGGACGGGCACTGACCTGCTACGGTAAGGTCAAGGTGCAAGACCTGTTCCAAGTGAAGTCCATTGAGAGAGTGGTTGGTAAGGACGCCCCCATTGACGCTGAGTTCGACACTGAAGACTCACTCTGGACACTCAAAGTGGGGCACAAGGGGGGTGCCGAGATGAGCATAGGCATAGACATAGAGGACTGTGATGGTCCCAGTGAATCATGCACCACCTCGTTCGGGTCATGGCTGCCAGAAGCACTCCAAACCATCCCTAGTGGGACGGCAGAACTTTACACCGCACATGACTTCGTTGCGATATTCCGCCACACCGAGAAGGACCATCTTCTCCTAGTGATGGACTTGACAGGCAAGAGGAGTGAGTAGTATGAAGATACTTCAATGCCTGTGTGGTTGGCAAGGCCCGGATGATGTTTACAGGTTCAACGGCAAGCCTACCTGCCCTCTGTGCAGCAGAGAAATATTTCCAATGAAATGTGATGGGTGTTCAGAATGATAGTCGAGGACTACTATGAAAATGGTGAGACTCCCATCCTCTACACGCGTTACAGGGACAGCGAGGGCGACCTCGTTGAGAACACAGTGAAGGGATACAAGCCCTACTTCTGGATACCAGCGAGCGTGGGAGACTACAGACGACGCAGGCTGGTGACCAGATACCCGGGCACTCGTATCACAGACGAGGTTGCAGTGGGACTGGACGACATGCCACTCATCAAGGTGGAAGCCGAGTCGCCCTTCGATATCATCAGCATGAGACAGGAGTTCGACAGGACTTACGAGGCTGATGTCAGGTTCACAGACAGGTGGCTCATCGACAACGTCCACGACATGCCAGACTGGAAGCCACGCAAGTGGTGGTTTGACATCGAAGCAGACCCAACCGAGCGGTTCACTACCATCATCGCTGTGATAGACAGTGACTTAGACACTCCAGTGGTGTTCGCATGGGCAGATGAGCGGACTAACTGCTCTTACGGTGACCCTGCCCTAGGCATACAAAGGACTCGCACTGTACGGGGCATCGAATACACTCTACACATCTATAGTAGCGAGAGTGATTTGCATGAGGAGTTCGTTGAGTTCCTACAAGAGCGTGACCCTGACATGCTGATAGCACACGCAGGGTCTTGGTTTGACATACCTCACCTGATTGAGAGGATACCTAACCCACAAAGACTCAGCCCAGTGGGTCAGATACGTAAGATAACGCAGGGCAAGGACCGCTACGACCCCACCGACCAGCCCATCGTAGGACGATGGCAGTTTGACACAGCAGCACAGGCTAGCAGTGGGACTGGGTTCGAGCGAGTCTGGAAGGACAGTGGTGGCGGGCAACTACCCTCACTCAAACTGAATGACATCGCTGAGACTGTGGGGCTGGGGTCCAAACTCACTGAGGAAATAGAAGGGATGGACGTACACAATGGCTGGTATGAATACTGGGATGACTTCGTGGACTACTGCTTGCTAGACACCCACCTACTCAGGGGCATCGACGAGGCACGGAACGTGACTGACTTCTACATACAGATGGTCCGACTCTGCGGAGTGACCCTACCCTCAGCGTGCAACGTGACTAACTTCGCACGAGGCCTCCTGTCCAGAAGGACACACAAGAAGGCCCCCACTCGCTTCAGAGCAGACAAGTTAGACCTAGCAGGCGCTGAGGTAGGACTGAACTGCGTCACTGGCTTTCATGAGAAGGTGGCAGTGTTAGACTTCAAGGGGCTGTACCCCTCTCTCATCCTAGGCAACAACCTATCCTACGAGACCAAGAGGGACGGTCCGGGTGAGAACATCATCCAACTTGAGAATGGTTCCTACTGGGACCAATCAGAGCAGGGACTGCTCCCTTCTGTGATAGAGTACCTGTTCGAGTACCGTACTGAGTGCAAGCAACGCATGCGAGACGCCAAGAGCCCAGAAGAAAGGGCTGCTTGGAACACCACTCAAATGGCAATCAAGCGTGTCATGGCCTCACTCTACGGGATGACCGCACACGTTGGCTACGGCTGGGCTGATGGGGACATCGCCCAAGCCATCACCCATGAGGGTAGAAGGTGCATTAGACTACTCGATAGTGTGGCTACCACCTACGGATACGAGTGCCTGTACGGTCATACTGACTCGGCGTTCGTCAAAGTCCCTACGGTAGAAGAGGCTCACGCCTTGGCAGAACGCATCACTGCAGCAGTGCAAGGTGACACGGGGAACGTCATGCTCTTCGCAGAACTCGAAGTGTGGATGCCTTACTGGTTACTCACCAAGAAGAATCGGTATGTCGGTAGGGTGGGTTGGCCTGAGGAAGACGCAGGCAAACTCAAGGTCGCTGGGTTCGGAATGAAAGCATCCAACACTGCACCCATCTCCAAGAGAGTACAACGAGGTGTCTTCGAGTTGGTATGCAATGGAGCCAGTGAGCACGAGGTCGAAGAGTTCGTACACCCCATCGCCATGAGCATCAGGAACGGTGAGGTCCCACTCCACGACGTCTCAATGAAGACTCGTCTTGGTATGCATCTCAAGGACTACAAGGTACTAGGTGGTGCTTCCAAGGCCGCCGACGAGTACAACAAGAACATGCCAGGTAAGAAGTTCGGCAAGGGTGACTCGGTCCCTTGGACCTACATCGTGGAACAACCCGGCACCATAGCCTACCGGGAACCCAGTGATTTGGAAGGCTTTACCCTCGACTCAACAGTGATTCTTAAGAAAATGCTAAAGACCAAGTTGGACAGTGTCTATTCTACCCTATCATGGGACCTCGACAGAGCACTTGGTGCTCCGAGTCCTAAGGCATATGGGTGGTGGTGAAAAAATGGAAGAAGAAAGACAAAGAGGAAGACAAGCGACACTGTGGGAATGGCTCCCCGAAAAAAAGCGGCATGACCGTATTGGTCTGCTCTATCTGTTTGAAGGTAATGGAAGACAGACCACTCTGGAGGAGTTTGGTGTCAAGTGAAGAACAAAGCGCAACCGACTCTGTTCTATGGCGTGTAGCCCATCTCCTACGTGAGAAGAATGAGAAGTATGGTGACAGTGCCCTCAACCCCATGAGGGTATTCTACAAGGGTGGGGCCCAAGCGTCCGACATGATTAGGATACGGATTGATGATAAGATTTCACGACTGGCTCGTGGTAGCGAGGGTATCGAAAGCGACCTCGATATCTACCATGACCTCATTGGTTATCTTGCCCTACTTGTTGTAGCCTTAGAGGAAGAATGATGTCACTACCACTCGTATACGAGGACGAGTCGTCCTATGCCTGGACCCCAGAGATGGGTAGTGATGGTATTGTGATACGCGTGAGCAAGTCCACTCTAACAAACAGTAAGTGGTGCCCACAACAACTCTGGCTGTCCAAGAACAACGTGGTACCCCAAGAGCCACACCCCTACTTGGTGGTGGGCGATGACGTGCACCAGACCATGGAACTGTTCTACAAGAATGCTGAAGCCGAAAGCATGGGGGCCCTGAAGGATGCAGCGGTAGCGGGTAAGGATAGGCTAGTGATAGATGCCTTCAAGGAATGGCTTCCAAGTAGGGAAGAGATAGTAGAGTCGAGAAGAGCATCGAGTAGGGACGAACCATTCTACGAGCGTGACTATGACCACAACGTCACTTGGCTCTTGAGGAATGAGGTGATGCGGTTAGTGCACACCCAGCCCGACGAGTTCCTGCCTGTTGCAAACGAGGTGAAACTATCACCGCATGCTACCTTCGTCATAGATGACAAGGAAGTGAAGGTGCAACTAGTCGGTATCATAGACAGGGTATTCCAAGAGGGACAAGGTGGTCTATCCATCATGGAACTCAAGACAGGTAAATGGAAACCCTACAAACTAGCACCGATGAGGATGGAAATGGCATACTACAAGATGCTCATTGAACTGTCTACCCCTGAGGAGTTGGAAGAGGTGGGGCTTAACGATGCCCCTGTCACCCACTGGGGCTGGCGCTACAGTTCCGCCGACCGGCTGGACTACGAACCGGTGAAGAAGGTTAGTGAACGTGCTATGCAGACTGCGCTAACGAAACTCCTCAAGATGTATCTGGGCCAGAACTTTCCGGTTACAAAGGACGCGTTCAAGTGCTCGTATTGTGACTACATGGACCTGTGTCCGAAGTATAAGGGGTGATACTATTCTCGTCGATACTACTCTTGAGGCCTTTAGGCTCCTCATGCAAGAGGCCCTTAGGGTAGAGAGTAAGAGTGAGGACGTCTACATTCACTACGGCAGCGTACCAGAGGACAGTATCGTTGACCCCATACCCATAGACAAGTACCTCGACATCTGCGTCCCCGCAGAATACATGAGTCCTGAGACCATCCTACTGGTGTACGAGAAGTGCCGGGGAGCACTCACTGAGTTCAAGTGGGGTGTCATTAAATGAATATCATCGAGTTCGATTTCCCTCGTGAGGCTGGCCTGTTCAGGAAGGTGGTCCATACACCGAAGGAACTTGAGACCTATTGGGCCTCACTGAGGAACAGTCAGTGCGCGTACACCAGTGTCTATGGATTCCGTGCAGTAAAACCCAGCGGTAAGAGGGGCGAGTACAATACTGCAATCTTACACCACTTTGTGTTAGACTTCGACAAGAAGGCTAGGAAGGGTGGCATAGTCATTGATGTAGCAGGTGACCAGGTCCTAGAGCAGGTCAGAAGAGTGCACCAGATGCTGATGGGCAAGGACATGCACCATGCTGTCTGGTTCAGTGGCAACGGCTTTCACATCTGGATTAAACTATCCAAGACCCACAGACCATCCACAGGTAGTGAGGTCTCCCTCATCAAGGCTGCCGGTCGGAAGGTAATCAACGACTGGAAGGCTTCTCTAGACCTGACCTGCATGGACCCCACAGTCCCCTTCGATGTGGCTCGACTCATACGAATCCCCAACTCGTACAACGCCAAGCAACACGTCGGTCGTTGGAGTATCCCACTCAAGAGCAGTGAACTACTGGAATGGACCTGGGATGACATCTGTGAAAGAGCCGAACGTCATCGACGAGGACAGTTCGTGTACGGGACCAATGGTGTGGACCTCCCCATCGAACACGTCAAAAAGACACGCTTCAGTACGTCTGGGCCTGCGTTGGAGTTCGACACCGTAGAAATGAACGGCATTAAGATTCTACCCTGCCTAGTGGAAGCGGCATGCCAAGTAGGGAGCAACCCCCCACATGATGCTCGTAAGTCCCTAGTCATCTACCTCTCATCAAGACTACGAAACTTCCTGCCAATAGAAAGAACGACGCAGGAGTCAAGAGAAGAGCACGCCGAACTCATCTCCAATTACATTCACACTCTACAATGGGCCGACTACGACGAGGGAGTCACACGATACCATGTGGGTACGATAGTGAATGGTGGGTACCACCAGCACTGCGCGTCCTTGGAATCAGGTGGGTTGTGCCTCGGTAGGTGCCAACTATGGGATGGGACGGGCTCATTATGAAATCCCTCATCATTGATAGCAATGAGAGGGGGCCTCTACCTGAGGCAATCCTACGGAGAGCCATGAAGAAGAAGCCAGCCATAGGCATCAGTAGAGAGGCTCTAGTGATTGGTGACTACCTCTGTGGGCAATGGCATTTAGAAGCGAAGACTGTGTCGGACTTCTTGGAGTCGTTGCGAAGTGGCCACCTCATGCGACAACTGGACAACCTGGACGCCAACGCTCCGCTCTTTGGCGTCGTCGTGTGGGGACAGGTGGGAGATTACGTCAAACAAGTGCAACGTCGCGGCGGCTCCACTAACTTCAGCGCTGCAACAAAGCAGATAGCAGGTGGCATGGCCAGGATTGCAGCCGACTTCGGTTGCCTAGTGTACCGAGCACCCAACATAATGGAAGCCTCGCACTTCATCGTGGGTCTACATGAGAAGACGTACAAGGGGGCGAGCAGGCACGGCGCTCAGGCTGTACGTAGAGTCTCCAGCAATGATGTGAGGGTGGACATGTTGAGGGTCATCCCCGGCATCGGTGACGAGATGGTAGACAACATCCTCACCGCTTGTGGCAGCATCGAGGAGGCAGCGTGTGGTGAGTGCCTGAAGGACGTCAAGAGGATGGGTAAGGTACTCCGAGGTAGGGTCATGGAAGCACTCAGGAGTGAGTATCCTGTGCTGATTGAGCGTAGAACTTCTTGATATTATTGTATTATTTCTTTCTGATAACTACAATAGAACTATAGGCCCGCCAATTCTCGGGGTAGCATGGTAAGAAGAACGTGGGAAGACTACACAGCCGTACAGAAATACCCTATACTGAGACAATACGTAGACAGATTCAGAAAAACCTCCTTCTATAATGAGGTCCCAGCACTCCTGTCCTTCTTCTTTCTACAAGGTCAGGCAGTAGCAGACTACATCAGGATACCTGTCTGGGCATCCTATCTAGACCCCAGGTTTCACGTGTTCTGGATTCAACCCACACGTTCTGGTAAGTCCATAGCGTGGGAGTTCATCGGTGAAGTGGCAGACCTCGCGGGCATTGAGGCTGACATCTTCACCTCTGGGACCGATGCTGGTCTCATCGGCTCCTTCAAAACTCACAAGGACGAGGACGGTAACTACTACACCGAGGAGGTCCCGGGACTACTGAATGGAAACAAGTTACTGAACTTCGATGAGGGTAGCATCCTCCTACAGCCTAGCCCAAAGCAGTTCTTCCAAGAGGTCATACTCTACCTCCAACAAGCCATGAACCCCATCGGCAGTCACAGCAACACACTCACCAAGCACATGAAGGACGGTAAGATAGAGACTGAGTCTCGCGTGTCCTTCTGGATAACAACCTACCCTCCAGCAGGGGTCAAGGAGTACGTCCTAACTAAGGGGCTCTTCCAACGTGTCCTCCTGCTCTACGCACCATGGGACAATGACATGCGCATGCGAGTATCGAAGCGCAGGATGCGAGGCCTATGGGTAGACAAGATGGAAGATGTCATGTCCACTGAGGACCTAGCAGTACACTTCATGGAGATACAGGCCCTAGTCAGAGAGCACCTCATTGCATGCTCTGACATCAACGCCAAGATGTGGGAAGAACTCGACAAGAATGTGAAAGAAGAGCGACAGGAGCGTGAAAGGATTGTCCGTAACGCTGCTCTGGCTATGTTCAACAAGAGCAGGGACTTCGACCCCAGTGTAGACGCAGCAGTGGAGGAGTTCTACCATCTAGTCAGTGGGATGGATGCCAAACTGAGTGACGTAGTCCTCTCCTTCATGCCCAACATTGAGAACTACCTGAACATTCTAGCCACTCACCTCCTCCTCATAGAGAAGAACGACCAGCGTACCAACGGCGACTATGACCCCTCTGAACAGTGGGTGATAAGCGGAGACCACATTGACATGTCCATGGAGATACTGTACGATGTCTACGAGCGCCTGATAATATGGTTAGAAAGCGACCTCGAACTCGGTGCTACCAAGGCAGCCAAACTGGCGAAGGTGGAAGCGTGGCAGAAGGCACTCCTAGCATGCAAACCATACGACTTAGGGGACCACAGAGGAGATGGTTGGGCACTCAAGAAGGACCTCATCAAATCCTACGGACGTTTAATGGACCGCAGCCAACCGGTGGTATACAAGCACTACAACGACATACGAGCCTCCTTCAAGGAGACCAAGGTGTCTGGTGTGCCTTACATAAGATGGAGTGACGAGAATTGACTGACATGATGGCGCTGGATATCGAGACCGCCAACTACTCTTGGGAAATAGGTGGGTGGTCTAACACCCACATGTTCGAGCCGACAGTAGTGTGCACGTGGGACGGTAACCAAGGCCATGTCTTCTCGAAGGAGCACATCAACATGAAGGATGGAATCTGGCATAGACTCCACCCTAAGAACCTAGGTGAGCATCTCGAAAAGCATGTGATAGGTGGTGGTAAGATACTAGGTCACAACCTTCTAGGCTTCGACCTCCCAGTCTTGAGAGACTCTCTAGATTGCTTCTATGCAGGACACCTGATGGGCAAGTCAGAGTGTGTGATAGACACATCAGCGCTCTTGAGGACTGCTAGCGGGACCAGTCACCACCTAGATGACATCTGTAAACACACCCTTGGTAGAAGTAAGACACAAAAGAGTGAGGATGCACCTCTCTTATGGAAGGAAGGTAAGCACTTAGAAGTGGCTGAATATTGCATGAAAGACTGTCAATTGGTCTACGATGTATGGCTCCATGGTAGGGATGAAGGCTTCGTGAAGTCGAGGAACCCCTCAACAGGAGTCATCGACGACATTGAGGTGATGTGGTGAACCTTTTAGAAGACATACCTAAGACGTTCTTCGAGACGTTTTACATTACCGTCTGTGAATACTACGGGGTGGACCCCGACGCACTATTCCTACGATTAATGGAGGAAGAGATATGAGTGAGCAAGAGAAACAAACAGGAAGAGACGCACAAATGAGCAACATCAAGGCGGCCATGAACGTGTCCGAGACCGTCCGGTCTACACTAGGACCGGCAGGTATGGACAAGTTACTGACGAATGGCAGCCACCACATCGTGACTAACGATGGTGTGACCGTGTTGAGGGAACTCGACACCGCACACCCCGGTGCCCAGATGATGGTGGAAGCGAGCAAAACACAGGAGGCTGTGTGCAAGGACGGTACTACCAGCGTGGTGGTGTTAGCCGGACAGATGCTGGCCCTAAGCCAGGGTCTCCTGATGCGAGGGGTTCACCCTCGTGTAGTCCTAAGGTCCTTCATGAGAGGAAGTCAATTGGCTTTGGAGCACCTCGAATCACAGGACATTGAGATAATTGACGCAGCCAAGACGGCATTAAGAGGTAAGGCCACAGAGAATGACCTAGAACACGCCGCTGAACTGTGCCTGAAGGCCTGCGAGAAGGCTGATGGGAACCTGGACCACATCAGAGTGATAACACAAACAGGAGGCTCCCTAGGTGACTCCTATGTACAGGACGGTCTGGTCCTGAACAAGGAGTTCGCTAATGATGTGGGTGACAAGGAGATAGAGGGGAACATCAACGTCCTCCTCCTCAACGGAGGCCTCGACGGCTACGACCTAACTGAAGTGCAGATGCAGGTAGGGGACATGCAACAACTTCACGCCCTGAAGCAACAGGAACTTGAGATGCTAAGTGAAATAGCAGCCATGGTAGCAGGTGCAGTCGGACCTCAAGGTGTGGTCTTCACTAGAGACGCAGCCCATGAGGCAGTGGCTCACTACCTAGGACAACACGGCATCCCAATCATCACTCGTCTACAGCAAAGCGATATGGAAGGACTATCAAGACTACTCAGGGTCCCCATCTACCACAGGATAGTCGACGTGAAGGAACCAATCATGACGACAGATGCGTGCATTAAACAGGAGCGTATCGGTGACCTCGACTTCGTCACTGTCTCTGGAGAAGGTGAGGCTACCTGTCTTGTAGTGAGGGGAGCGACTCGTCAGACCATC